TTCCATGTTGAGTGGCGGCAGGGCGCTCTCTGCATCGCCAACCTGCGGCTGTTCAAACCCGGCAGGAACAGGAAGTTGCCCACCAACCGAAGCGCGTGGCACCCCATAATCCTGAGCCGGAATGGCCGCCGCACCTGGGCCTCCACCAGTCACCAGCGCTTCCAGTTGCGCATACATTGCCTCAAGCCCGCTGGCGTCTTGCCCATAAGCCTGAGCCAAATTGATTTGCTGACGCAGCGCGCCGAGCGCTTGAAGGCCCTGAACTTGGTTTTGAAAAACACCCTGTGCTCGCAACCGCTCGCGCTCTCGGCCCTGCTCAAAGCCGCCAAGCGCTGACGTAAAGAAGTCGCTTTGTTCACCTTGCAAAGACGCGGCTGCATCCCGAAGGGCAGCAAAGCCAAGCAACATGCGCTGATTGCGAGACAAGCCGCTGAAGGGATCGGTTTCACCACCTTGTCGTGGCGCGTCGCGGTAGCCTGGGAACAGGTTGCCCAGCCCTTGCCCAATCGTTTGCATCGTGTTCTGCACGCCGCCCATGAAGCCGGTCGGCGGCGCGTTCGGGTCCATAGTCATGCTGCATTCCCAATCTTTGCTTCAAGGCCATCGTAATCAACGCGCAAGTAGCCGTCATCGCCCTCATGCACAAACTCTGGATGCAATTCTTGCAATTCCTGCGCGATAACGCCAAACGGTCGAATACTATCAGCCCCGATCCGCTTGGCCTCCTCGTTCCACGTCCAGCGGTAGAACTTGATGCCAGCAACGTCGGCAACCAGAACCAAGTTATCCTTAAGGCGGCGATCAGAGAAAGCCGACAATGCCTGACCAGCCGCGCCAATTGCACCAAGCGTGCCAGCGAAACCAGGGCTGCTGCTTTGCGTGGTAGTCTGACCGATCAAACCTTGCCCAAGACCACCGGCCCCGACAAGAGCGCCAAGCGTTTGCAGCGGGTAATTCTGTTCGCGCAAGAACTCATTGTAAGCCGCTTCCAGCGCCGCTTGGTCGGTGGTCTGCTGAAGCCCGCCGACCTGCTGAAGACCAGCGGCAGCTTGCCCCGCCGCACCCTGACCAATTTGAAGCTGGGCCATAGTCGCGGCCTGCGCCTCATTGTAGCCTTGCCGCATAAGGTCAGCGATCATTTGATCTCGGCCAAGCTCGTAAGTTGCTTGGCGTTCGCCCTCATAGACACCACGCCGCTCGTTCCCGAAGGCGCCGGACCGAGTAATATCAGCCATTTCCTGCGTCTGCGCAATCTCGCGTTCGCGAGCCATACGGGCCAGAGCCGGATCGAGCACGTTTGCCGTATATCCCGACAGGTTCGCCTCGTTCATTGCCTGATAATCGGCGGGCGTCATGCCGCTGATCTGCCCAATCTGGTCATAATAAGGCAACGCGCCCAACGACGTTTGCGATACATCCGCAACCATCTGGCCTTCGTATGGCGTGAACGGCATTTGCCCAATATCCGTGGCCATTGGGAATACTTCGTTAGAGTAGAAGTCCTCAATGAACCCAGGGACTGTGGCCGTGCTGCTTTGGGTCGTTTTGCTTCTACCCATGTTTCAACTCCATTTCATATACGCGGCTCTTTTCCTCAAAGCCGAGTTTCGCCGCGTGCTTGGACCACCCCAAGCGACCATTTGCTTCTATTGCCGAGCAGCCCATTTTTTCAGCCACCTCAACCATCGTATCCAAAGCGTCCTCCAACCAAACCTTCATGTGCATCCCTGCAATATGCGATAGGTGGAGGATTTTCCTGCGGGGGTGTTGGATAATCATTGTTATGATTACCGCCGTCAACTTGTCCCCAACCGTGATGAGCCATAACTGCTGACCACCGTTGATTAGATCACCGCGTATTTCATCGAGACCAACGTCATTGGCGACACGACGCTGCGACATTGCCACAATTGGCGACACCACGGGCCACACCATATCAACGCGGTCACGCTGCACTAGGCTAACCTTTACAGGCAGTTTATCCGATTGAGCGGCCATTGTCATCCGCTCAACCGTGTGATCGCAATCGTGCTGGCAGGCGTGGCAGGCGAAAAGGCGGTGGCCGCATAGGCAGCCAGCTTGCCGCTTGTGCTGTCAACAGCCCAATACGCCTCAAGGTAATCTCCAGCGGACACAGTAAAGATTGACGAGCGGCTCACCACAATCGTTGCGTCGTTCTGATGCAGAGCGTTTTTCATGGTCGAGCCGCCAATATCAACACCGTTGAGACGGGGCCAGAAGTAAAACTCGACAGTCGACGAAGACGTTGACGCGATCTGTGCGGAAAAACTGACCATGTAGACGCCAGCCTCTTCAAACACGATGCGCGATGCCGGTGTGCCCAAACTGATCCCGTTTGCCGAAGCGACCGTATAGGTCAAAGCGTATGCAGTATCGACAGCCGCAGCAGTCACGTCAGCATCTATGTAAAGCTGCGCGTCACCGTCTTCCAAGACGACCTGTCGCCATTCGCCGTTCTTGCTTACGACCGGATAGCCATTTACGTCATCCCAAAGCAGAACGCCGTTTTGAGCCGCGCTGTCAGACGACTGCTTATAGACAAGCTGCACAAGCTGGCGGCCTAGCTGCCTCACAAGCTGAGACGCCCATGCTTTCCAGTCTGAACCTGTTGGCTGCGGTAGGTTCATCGCCTGCCAGCCTCAGTTACATCAACGCGGGGAACGCCAAACCGCCAAGCGCTTAGGGTGTTGCCCGTGACGCGCATTCTGGCCTGGCGACCAGTGAACCGAACGCTGGTCGGATTTGCCATGGTATAAGGACCAAACGTGCTTTCTGGTGAGTTTGGATAGAGCCGCGTTTTGAACGTCACCGTCACCTCGCCCTGAGTTGCCTCGTCAGGGATTAGCTTGTGCACGTTTACCAACCGGTCGCCGTTGCCGATGCTGGCAGGTCCACTTTCCGCGTAGACCTCCGCCCCACCATAGTTAAAGCCGGTTTCATGGTCATAAACGTCGCCGCCGTCGTCAGCGTAGATCGGCGTCCTGAAAACACCGCGATCCACGCCGCTCGTTCGCGCAAGTTTGCCAAGAAGCCAGTGACCCTCTTTGAAGTCATAGGCCACATAACTGTCGATTTCGTTTGAATCCGACGAGCAGTAGAACCACCAGACCTCGCCGTTCTGACCATTCAAAACGGCCCACGTCTTGCTGATCTGAGCGGTGTTTAGGTCAAGGAAAACGGCGTCACTGACCTCGCACGGGATTTCTTGAACGGTTTGGCCATCAAAACGGAAGAACCCTTTGGTCCCCATCCAGAAGACACCTGCATCCGTGGACGCCGATGCCTTGCGGGCGATTATGCCGCAAGACGACCCGACGCGCTCGAATTGATAGACAAAAGGCGGCCCAACATATACCGCACGGTGCGCGTCTGTGTCAGTGAGGATTAGCGACTGACCACTTGTCCGTTGTGCGCACATGATCCGACCCGGTGTTTGCAGGATTTGACTGCCAGCCTGATTGGTCGCCGCAGCCGTCCATGTCGTGTTATCTTCCTGATCAGACCACGCGACCTTTCGGTTGTCGCCACCAGCGCCAAGCGCGAACAGAAACCGCTCTTCTGTCGAGAACACTCCGGAGCATCCGGTCGGAGCATTGCTGATAACAGCCGCAGGTGTTCCGGTGTTCAATTGCCACTCGTACAACTTCCCGTCGGAACTGCTGCACGCGACCAAATACTGACCCCATGTATCCATCTGCCAAGTGGTCGCCTCTGAGAAGTTGCCGGTATCCGGTCGGATCGTTCCGTAGAAACTTGATCCGAACGTGCCGCCACCATAACCGGTATTCACCGCAGCGTCTTCAAGGCCAGCCGTCAAGCCGACTGGCGTGATATCCGACGCGCTGCTGGCGCTGCCGAGCATGGCGTAGAGTTTGTTATACGTCCCCGCCGCGATCCAGCGATCCGCGTTGTTATCCTCCCACGCCAGCATCCCGCGTGGCGCGGCGGCATAGGCCGAGGCAACACGATCTCGCCAGCCGCCAATCGGGCGCAGGCTACCCTCTTTCCATCGCACAAGGCTGCCATCACGCCAGCGGCCCGCGCCCTCAAGGTCGGTGCCGTTGCGAAAGAAACCAGGCGGGATTTTTATGGGGACGTAGGTCATCAGTAACCAATGGCAATGTATGTCTGATCATAACCGCTTGTGTTGTGCGAAATTTCACACCCGCTAGTGGTTATGTTTTGGACCGATGGCGTGTATTGGTCTGCACGGCTGCCGATTTGACCAGCCACGACTGTGAAGCACGCGGTGGGGAACGTCGTTGGGAACGTCGCGGCGACAAACGTGCCAGCGGCACCGTCCCCCGCAATTGTCCCCCATTGGACAATCAAGCCGTTTGATAACTCAACATATCCGTCAGATGCCAAAGAGTCTGAAACAACAGCCAACGCCTCAACCGCAGCCTTCACTTTTGCAGGTGAGACAAGGCTTTCTGTCGTGCTAGTGCCAGCCTCCCAAGTCGCCTCAGACTGCGTGGTAATGTCTACGCCAATAACGTCGCCGTCCGCGTTCCATTGGGCATACTGCCCATCCGTCCCAGCCGTCCCCGTGACGATAGTCGTATCAGCCCCAGAGACCGCCGTCAGGCCGTCCAGCAGGTTCAGCTCAGCAGCAGTGGCCGTCAGCGTGTTGTAGTCGGTCAGCGCCCACGTCACGCCGTCCAGCGCGTTCAATTCGTCGGTCGTGAGCGTTGCCCCGTCCAGAATGGCAAACTCAGT